GCCGGTATGACCAAACACCCTAGACCTAGTATTTTTACCACAAGTACTGAGTTTCCCAATCTACCATTTTCCCAATATTATACTAATCACATAATGCCCTACTTTTTCGGGAAGAAAATAGATACCAAACCAGATGCGTGGGCTTCCTTCCGCGTATTTTCCACCAAATCATTAGATTTATCCGCCCTTTTCTTATCATTTTGGAATAGTTGTAAGGCGCTCTTTGCCGAGTACGCCATTGACTTTTCATCTCTTAATTTTGAGAATTGTGTTCATGTTTTGCATCTCGTTACCAAATGCGAACTTTACACTCGTTCCACTCGTGTGTTGAACATGCTTGTCACATTAGGTTGGATTAAAACCTTTGACTGGAAGATTTTCGATGTTACTTTTTTCAAATCCAAGACCCTGAACCACGACGTTACAGTTTTCGAACTATTGTCCGAGTGCGCAGCCGTTCTTAAATTGATTTTAGCATCCTTGACCGATTTTCCCACCTTAGGTTTTGCAGCATTTTACAATGACGCCCACAAAGTCAAATACCAAGACAGATATACTATGCTTCTCTCAAAGAAAGTATTAGTTGATGTCGGTCGCGGCTTAGATATGGACACTCATGAGTATGACCGCATTCTATACGAAATGATCACTCAAACTCTCGAACTTATTGGCACTTCAGAATCTTTCGAAAAGACCATGTATACTCGTAATTTGAAAGAATTGAGATCAATTCAGGCATCTAGGACTCTTGCTCAAAGAGATTTCATTCGTGAGAAGCCTTATGGCATTTTACTTTATGGAGGCTCTGCAGTAGGAAAATCCGCCATGTCAAGTGGATTTATCCGTTATGTCTTGGAAGCTAACGGCTTTGATAGTTCTCCCCGTTCTGTCATTGTGTTGAATGAGTTTGACAAATTTCAATCAGAATACCGCTCCTTCCATAGTGGTGTCATTTTTGATGATTTGTGCAACGCCAATCCAGAAACCTCCAACGAGAATCCATTGATGAAAGTCATTCAATTCATTAATAACACTCCTCAGGCAGCGCTCAACGCGAATGTCGAAATGAAAGGTAACGTCATGATCGAACCCAAGATTGTGCTTGCCACCACTAATGTGAAGCATTTGAACGCCAAACATTATTCCGAGGAGCCTCTTGCCATTCAGCGCAGATTCCAAATTACCATCACCCAGAGAGTAAAGAAAGAATTTTGCCAACCTGGCACAGAGATGATCGATTCTAAGGCTATTCGCGAAGCGTTTGGTAGTGATCCCTACCCGGATTTCGCCGAATTCGACGTGCAAACCGCCGTCACCAAACCCGGTGCCATTTCAACTAAGTCTACTACTTTTGTCCCTATTGTCTACAAGGGGCAGCCTATGATGAACGTTGGCATCAAACAATTGATCTTATTCTTGAGAGACGATTCCCGCGCCCATTTTTCAGAGCAAAAACAATTCGTTCAAGCTCAGCGTGATAATGAAGTCTTATCTTTATGTGAACATGGTTTGCCCCCCGGCTGCTGTGAGCATTGCCCTCTCGAATCCCAGTATTTTGAAGCCATCACTGATGTCGCTGACAAGTATTTGATCGTTGAAGAGCGCTTGTGCACACTTCTTGAATACTATCTCAGAGTTCTTGCGAACAGTCGTTATGGCGGATTAATTCTTGCGTTTTTGAGCAGGAGATATTTGCGCCACAACGCGGTCGAATTCATTAAGACAGCACTAGTTGTTTTCTTGATTTCTTGTTTCATTGAGTTGTATTTGCAGGAGCCCCAACTCATTCGTTTTGTCAGTTACACATTAATCAATCTTTTGATCGTTGGATCGAAGGTTTGGTTGGAACGTAGGAG